GCTCATATGGTACATATGGGGTTATTGCTGAAGGCACCGACACATACGAGCAACCAGTTTATGCTGTACTAGATAACCATTCTGTTCAAGCAGTGGTTGGTTTAGTGGTTGGTGACAGCGCAAATCAAATATATCGCGTAGAATATACAAACGCAGGTACTAACTATACTAACGTAGATATCGCGTTCTCAGGAGATGGATATAACGCATACGCAACCGGCGATGAATTCCGTGATGGTGCAGTATTTGAAACACGATTAATTGATTTAAACGACAGCAAAGGATACGGTGGAACCAACTATGGCGGCGCACAGAATGCAGCACAAACTGGAGATCTAACAAGTATTACTATTGCCAACTCTGATGTTGCCTTAAGTACAGCATATACCGGTATGAGGGTACAAATTAACGCTGGGTCAGGAGTAGGTCAATATGCAAATATATTAACATTCAATCAAGGTACTAAGATTGCACAAGTTACTAAAGACAGTTTTACTACGTTAACAGTAACAACAACAACAGCATCTAGCGATTTATTAACTGTAGCTAGTACCAGTTCACTGTATGCAGGAATGCCAATTTACTTAACTGGTACAATGAGTGGAACAGGTGGCGACACAGGACTATCTGCAAATACACTATATTATATTAAAACAGCTGGATTCACAAGTACACAATTTGCTGTTAGTACTACTAGCGCAAGTGGAACATCAGTTGATATTCTTAACAACGTTACTGCATTAACTATTAGTCTGCTAGCAGCTGGTTGGGATCATGCAGTTCCAGGAACAACAATCGATAATGCATTAGACTTGACTTCTAGTTATATTATTGAACCAAGAATTGAGTACAGTCATCCAGGCTTTACTGCAACATCAAGAACTATTCAGACTGAAGCATATAACACTGTACTATTTGGTTCTAATAGATATATTGCAATAGCTGCAACCGGAACCGCAAGTTCATATTCGTTGGATGGAAAAACTTGGACAGCTGGCGGTGCATTAGGTGCAAGTGCTAGTTGGATTAGTTCGACATTTGGCGGCGGATCAGGCGCACAAGCTACAGCAGTAGTTGGCGGCCTCGGCGGATCAGGTGCTGTACTAGAAGCAGTAATGGGTGTTCTTAACTATATCGGTGACCCGGGCGCTGATCAAGTAGTTAGTGTTAATATTGTTAATGCTGGATACAATTATTTAACGCCACCTACTATTATATTCACCCCTGTATCAGGTGGTAGTGGAGCAGTTGCTACCTGTACAGTATTAAATGGAAAAATTGATACTGTAACAGTTACGGTGAATGGGTCAGGATATAATGTAACACCAACAATATCCATTGCTACCGATAGAGTAACAAAAATTACAGTATCATCATGGGGTACAGGATACAATTTAGCTGTTCCGCCAACAATTACATTATCAGGCGGTGGGTCAAGCAATCAAGCAACAGGCACTGCTGTACTAAGCAATACTGGTGTAAGCTCGATTACTATTGGTAACACCGGAGGTAGTGGATATACATCTACCCCAACCGTGACTATTGTTGATCCAAGTGCTAAATTTGTAGCAATTGCAACAGGATCAACAAATTCATCGTACTTACCAGTAACTGCTGCTGTCGGAGACGCATGGACTGCTGGCGGCACATTGCCAGCAAGTACTTTCGTATCACTTGCGTACGGAACTATTGGCGCAGGAGTTTATGTAGCAGTTGGTGGCGCTGCCGCAGGAGCAAAGAGTACTAATGGATCTAGTTGGATTTCTACTACATTGCCAACATTGGGGTCGGGAACGTATTCGGCACTGGCATTTGGTAACGGACGCTTTGTTGCAATATCTACCGGATCGTCATTGGCTACTGCAATTAGTACCAATGGTACTACATGGGTAGCAGGCGGCAACTTACCTGCAGGATTTACTACAGGTACTAGTGTAGCATACGGTAATGGACGATTTGTAGCAATTGCCAGTGGAGGCACAAAAACTGCATACAGTTTAAATAATGGAACTACGTGGACCAGCTATAGTGTAGGACTACCAAGTTCACAGCCGTGGACTAAAATTAAATACGGCCAGGGATTATTTGTAGCAATTGCTTCTGGAGATATTTGTGCTACAAGTCCCGACGGTATACATTGGACAAGTCGTACAATGCCAACCACAGAAGGATGGGCCGGCTTAGCATTTGGAAACGTAGATCATAAACCTCTATGGGTAGTAGTTAGCGGAGCGTTTACAATGACTGCTGCTTCATTAAATACAGGCGTACAAGCACTTGGTCGAATGAAGCAACAAGCGGGAAATATATTAGAAGTTCGTATGGTAGAACCTGGTAGTGGGTATCCTCAAGGAACTGTTACAGCTACTACTGATACAACTAACTTTATCACAGTAGACAGTACTGAAAATCTAGTTGATAGTCAACCGGTGTTATTTGCAAGTTGTGATACCGGCGGCCTTGTAACAGAAAAATTATATTATGTAATATCATCTGGAATGACTACAACGCAGTTTAAAGTAAGTCTAGTTGCTGGCAGCGGCACTCCAGTTGTGTTAACAACTGCTACAGGTCTAACCGGAACATATAAAGCAGGTCCTATTATTACGCAATACGATCCTAATAAGATTAACACAGCACCACTAAACCCAAGAACTGGCAACGGTGCATTGGCTAATCCAAGCTACAGTGATAGAGGTAGCTCATATACTTCAGCAACCGCAGCAATTGGCGGCGATGGCCGGGCTGATTTGTACCAACCTAGTACGTTTGTTGCAGTAAGAAACTTATATCGAACACCTCAAGCTGGCGCAAACGTAGTATTTGGATCAATTCCTGATACATGGTATAAGCTAGTTGCAGTATCTAATTTGTTAGGTAATGATGGGGAACTAACAGCTACATTGCAGATTAGCCCAGGACTAAGTGTACTGAACTCTCCAATCGATGCAGATACTGTAACAACTACTGTCAAGTACAGCCAAGTTCGACTAACAGGACATGACTTCTTGTACATCGGTACTGGTAATCAAGCAGACACTAACTATCCATACGTTGATCCCACAACATCTAGTATTGCTGCACAAACTACTTTCTCAGGTGGCGGCCGCGTGTTCTTTACAAGTACCGACCAAGACGGTAACTTTAACGTTGGTAACTTGTTCGGAGTTCAACAGTCGACTGGTACTGCTACACTAAATGCTGATGCGTTTAACTTGTCAGGATTACAATCCTTGCAATTAGGTGCTCTAAATATTGGTGTTGGATCAGCAATTATTACACAGTTCTCAACCGATCCGTATTTTACGGCTAACAGCGATAACATTGTACCTACACAGAGAGCAATTAAAGCATATATTACAGCCCAGATTGGTGGGGGACAAAGCTCGTTGAACGTAAATACCCTTACTGCGGGTGTGGTGTACATTGCAAACGATACAATCCGAACTACTTCGGGAGATCAGTTAAATATAAAATCGAAGATGAATTTTACAGGCGGCATTGACGGAGCACCCGTAGCCCTTGGATTCTTTTTAACACACTAATTTGGAGAAGAAAAATGGCAACAGGAAGATTAAACGCAATTGTAATACCCGCAACAACTGATACTGCGGTGTACACAGTACCTTCGGGATATTACACAGTATGCAACGTAAACATTGTTAACAGAAATGCAGCGGCAGTATCGATTAGAGTAGCTATGGCATCATCTATAACTCCGGGAATTGAAGAATGGATTGAGTATGGTACAACTGTTATTCCAAACGGTGTGTTTGAAAGAACTGGACTGGTACTGTCACAAAATCAAGTTATAGTCGTATATTCCGATACTGCAAACCTTAGTTGTGTAGTGTACGGCATTGAAACTTCTACTACTTAATTGAGAGAGAAATATGGCACGTTATAATACAGTATCAAAAATAGTAACGATTAGTGGAGCCACTACTCTTACCTATGTGCTTAACGGTGGCACATTTCTTTTAACCGGCTCTTCGGGATACACCGTAGGATTAGTTAATCCTGTGCTGTTTGCCGGAACTACACAGACATTTTATAATAAAACTAGCGGCAACGTAACGTTATCAACTGGCACTAACAACATTGTAGGTTTAGGATTTACCACTGCATCAACACAGCTTATTCCTACAGGCGCAACTTATACACTAACGTCAGATGGTACAAATTATGTTATAAGTAACAACGAAGGTGGCCCTGTATATGGTACCACTGGGTGTTTTAGCGGTGCAGTTACAGCTTGCCCGGCAAGTGCAAGCATTACTTTATGCCCTACAGGCACTGGGATTATTACGCTGAGTCCGGCTACAACTGGAGCAATTGTTAATATGACTATTGGCGCAACTGGAACTGCACAGAATGGTACTTTTGCCACAATGACAGCCACTACAGCTACAATTACAAACGGCACAGTTAGTACAGCACCTGCAAGCAACACTGACCTTGCTAATAAATTATATGTTGACACTAAAACTAGTAAAATTAATGCAGCAGGTTACTATTACGGTAGTTTGAGTTAATAGAACACAATAAGGAACCGAAATGGCAACAGGAATTCAATCAAAAATAAGTTTAACCGCAAGCTCAGGAGCAAGTACCATACTGGCTGCTGGACCAGCAGCCACAAATGCACAAGTATTAACAGTGTCAATCTGTAATACAAATGCTACGTCAGTATTAATTCGACTTGCAGTAACAGCAACTGCCAACGGCACCAGTCCAACATCAACTGATTATTTACTGTACGACTATTATTTGGCTGGATACGGTGTAATAGAATTTGGAGGTATTGTACTTAATAACGGGCAAACTATTGTAGCACGTAGCAATACTTCTAATGTGTCAGCAGTAACATACGGCATTGACGACGTAGCAAACAGTTCTAGTGGAATTCAAGGCAAGTATGATTTAAGTGCATCTACTTGGACACAAATTACTTCGGGACCCAGCGCCGGCAGGATTAGAACAGTTAGTGTATGTTTTGCCAACAGAAGCACGGCACCGTGTACATTGAGATTAGCAGCTTCTGCTACCCCAACATCACCTACAGGTACTGATTATTTAGAATACGGAGTTACATTGTCAGCTGGCTCTTACTTTGTGCGATCGGGTATTGTGTTAGATAACGGAAACGGAATCGGAGCATGGGCATCTACGTCCAGCATCAGCTGTGTTGCGTATGGAGTTGATGATGGCTCGACATAATTTTAAATAAATATATGTACTTAATTATAAAATCGTATTTTAGTAATACAATAAAAGGAATTTAAAATGGGAAGATTTGTTGCAACTAACGCTACTACTACTGCATACACACGAGCAGAAGTGTTTTCAACACCGGGTACAACTTCGTGGACTGTACCAGCCGGAGTTACCAAGGCAAAAGTTTTTGTTATTGGAGCAGGATCGTGTTATAGAACAACTCAATTTTGTTTCCAAGGTATTGGATGTTGCTCCGGAGTAGCAAGTCCAGTATGTAATTATTGTATGACATTCATGGGTCACTTGACCGGTGCAGGTGGCGGGTACGCTGAAAAAACCCTAACAGATGTTTACCCGAGTCAAACAATGACAATTAATGTGGGATCCACAACTGGATTGTCTGCAAGTAGTGCAGCTATTGGATCAAACACTGTTACTGCTAGCAATGCTACAGAAACCGCAGTAAACTGGGCATGTACTAATAACAGTACAGCAAGGTCAGCTACCTCAGATAATCCATTTACATTGGGATTCACATTCCCTGTGTGCGGTTACATTAACTGTATTTGCGGATATTGGAATGCAGGCGGCACTGCATCTGGGGGAGACATTAATCAAACTGGCGGTAAAGGTACTATTGCTCCATATTTTTGCTATAACTCATGCATGGATGTTGTTAATCTAACCTCCGCCGGCAGCACATGTTTAAGAGGCTGTACAACTTGGGCGTGCCAAAATTCCGGATATGATTATAGCTTTGGTGGAACACGTTATAACTGTAACTGCTTCAACGGTCGACTGTGTGCATGTAACAACTGTAACTGTAACTGTGGTGGCTCGTTCTATGTTGATGCAAACTGTATTTGTTTGATTACATATCATAATGTGTTTGGAGGGCAGTGTTACTACAACATGCCATGGTCTAGCTGTGTGTGTCAACAGGCATGTAACAACGGAATGACATTGTGCGTGTCCAATGCTGGTGGTGGTGGCGGTAGTGGCAACAAATATGTGTTTGCTGGTCAGGCACAACGGGCCTCAACAGGTAGCTACCCCGGAGATCCGTTGGCTGCACTATCTGAACCATATGCATCAAACACCGAAGCTGTGCCAACCGGCATTGGTGCAGAATCTGGAAGAAGTGACGGCGCAGGCCTATGCGGTATGAGCGAGATTCAATCAACTCAACTTTCTGGCAGTGTTACTGCCGGAGGTTCGGGGACATGTTACGGCACCAGCACCATTATGTGTTGTAAGAATTTTGGCCAAGACCACTTTATCTTCTACTTTGGCTCGGGCATAAGTCAATACCCGTGGGTGGGATTTATGGACATTGGTAATACTAGTACTACACCGGCATCATCTGTACGATGCTTTAATATTGGATTTAACAGAGATGCAACATTATATCGTCCGGCCAATGCTGCGGTTATACCACTGTCTCAATACAAGTCCAGTACCGGCGCTTCGGTTGCCGATGTTAAATATGGCTATGGCGCAACAGTTCAAGCTGCGGGCTACGGTGGTGGCGGCAACAGATTGAATACCGCTGGCGGAAGTGGTGTAGTTGTAGTGGTCTATTAAGGAATAAAAATGGCAACATATATAAGAACAATAACAGATCAATATGATTTTAATATTGTAATTGATGTAACTGATAACGAAGGGTTTGTTAATACTACCGGATTTAATTGGGTAAACATTGGCAATCTTACTGCAACAAATGGTGACTTCTTTTACAACAATAAAATAATCTCACCTCACAGTGAAGATTATAAACTAATTGAAGAAATTTTGTTTGCAAAAATTGAAGTAGAGAATGTTGCAATACGAGAAGCAGATAATCTACGACAATTGCAAGAACAAAAAGAACTAGAGGCTGCTGCGGCTGAGGCCGAGGCTGAGGCTGAAGCTGTGGCCGCTAGCGAACGTGCAGAATCGTTGGCTGAAAAACCCAATTTGATTCCTGAGCCCGAAAGAAATTTGCCCCCTAACTTTGAAGAAATGCTAGAAGCCCTTCCAGTACCTAAATTAATTAATTACCTTGAAGAATTTAAAGACCTTGAAATCACAATAGATGTATTAAAAGAGTGGGTTGCTAAAAATAAAGAAATGCAAAAATTTGCAGCAGCATTACAAACTGCAACAATGGAGGGGAAGAAAATTATTTTTGATACACCGTATGTAAGAAATCAAGGAACTGAATACGAAGAAACATTACCTTGGATGTACACACCTCATACTGACATTGAGCATTATCGATCACACATGCAACTTCAGCAAGCACAATTGGAGTTATTTTTAACCAAAATTAAATCGGATCTAGGGTTAATATAAGTTTTAAGTTAACTTAGAAAAAATTTGCCCCTTAATAGTAAAGTGATATATACTACTATTAAGGGGTTCTCATGAAGAAAGTGTTTAGTATTAGTGGTGGCGCAGGCCGTGTATTGTGTTCAATTCCAGCACTGGAAAAGTATTACAAAAAAAACGGAAATAACTTTTATATCTATTCTGAAAGTGGCATGGAGTTTTTTGCAGGTAACAAGAAACTACAAGATCTCACATACACCCCAGATACAAAAGATGTATTTGAACACATTATTAGACCCAATAATCTAGTAACACCGGAACCTTACAGAGAGCACGGATACTACAATCAAAAAAGAAGTCTTGCAGAATCATTTGATTTTCTAATCAACGAAACTGAAGATCATTCTGATTTAGGTAAGCCACAGATTTACCTTTCCAAGTTAGAAGAAATGCATGCCATTGATGCTATTGAAAATGCAAAAAAACATCACGGCAAAGCAAAAACTATTGTGATACAACCATTTGGTAAATCTGCACAGATTGTGCAATCTGAAGTAATTGACCCAATGAGCAGATCGCTTAATAAAGCAACGTATCTAGCAATTTTAGAATCACTAAAAAAAGATTATAATATCATCTACTTTGGCGAACAACTAGAAGTTGACGACTATACTTTTAAAATACAAACTAACAGTAGAATGTGGGCAGCAATCATAGAAGCTGCTGATTATTTCATTGGATGCGACAGTGTTGGACAGCATATGGCCTATGCATTTGGTACCCCGGGCACTGTGATTTTAGGCAGTACGTATGCAAAAAATATTTCATACCCTGACTATTTTCAAATTATACAAAAAACACCCATGGATATTAAATATTTTCCTATCAGAATAAATGAACATCTTGACGGCGATTTAGCAAATAGATACAACGATACGTGTGTGGACTTCACCACTAAAGAAACCGCAGATTTGATTGAAAAAATTAGAACAGATATTAAAAAGAAAACAAAATGATACCGCTGACTGTGGTAGACAACTTTTACGATAACCCATTTGCAATTCGAGAATTTGCATTAGCACAGGAATATTCTAGATCAGATTCTGACGCTTGGCCGGGATTGCGCACAAAGATGTTATTAGATATTGATAAAAAATTTTATAATAACTTTATAGTTAAGGTATTAAATTTATTTTTTACTATCCCGGGTGACGATGTAGGATGCAATTTTGATGTATATTTTCAAAGCGTGTCTAACAAATATAGAACTGGGTGGGTTCATAAAGATTTCGGAGTATCGTTTACCGGAATTATCTATTTAAATCCAGATGCTCCACTGGCCAGCGGCACTAGTATGTATAGTGAAAAATATATTAATACTCGGCATACCGATCATACAGAAAAGTTTAACTTTTACAATAACATCCTAACTGATATAGAAATTTTTGATAAAGCAACAGATCATAATAATTCAAAATTTGTAAAAACTGCTGACATTTTAAATGTTTTTAACAGACTTACTATAATACCGGGAGATACATGGCATAACGGTGACGGATATTATGGTACAGATCTCAGTGATTCTCGATTGACGCAGGTATTTTTTGTTGAACTTAATGATAACGGAACTGCTAGAACTCCAGTTACTAGACTAAAAGAAATTAAAGTATGATACCAATAACTGTGGTAGATAATTTTTATCACGATCCCTACACAATACGAGAGTATGCAATGTCACTTGATTATAGTCGAGAAGACAACTCACCATGGCCTGGATTTAGATCAGACTATTTAGAAGTAATTAATATAGATCTACACACGTTACTAAAGGCTAAACTAACAAAATTATTTTTTGAAGACGTTACAGATGTTGAATTTGAGTTGCAAGTTAATTTCCATTTAACTCCTGCATCTTTTGGAACCGGGTGGGTTCATACTGATATAGGTACTTCATTTGCTGGAGTAATATATTTGACGCCTAATGCCCCATTAGAGTGCGGAACTACTATTTTTAATAATCTTCCTCGTGAACTTAAACTTAGTATAGATGCTAGATATAAAGAAACTAATGGATATGAAAATCTTATAAAATCTGTGAAACAACATGCATTTAAAATAGCCGAGTTAAATGTTGGAAATTCCAAGCCCTACGATATTATTCGAGAAGACCACAATAATAGATTCACTGAAAGTTGTAAAATATCTAATATGTTTAATAGATTAGTAATCTACCCTTCTAACTTATATCATACTGAATCTAAATTTTTTGGTACTTCACTAAATGACTCAAGGCTAACTCAAGTATTTTTTGCAACAATTAAAACAACAAAATTATTTCCTCTTGATAGAATGTGGAGTGCTGCACAATAAATGTCACGGTTGTTTACATTTGGATGCTCGTTTACTGAATATGCGTGGCCAACTTGGGCTGATCTACTAAGTTTACATTTTGATTATTCTGAAAACTGGGGGTACCGAGGAATAGGTAATAGAGGAATTGCTGAACGAATTGCAGAGTGTAGCGTAAAGAATACTTTTACCAAAGATGATGTTATAATAGTACAATGGTCAACCCATTTACGTAATGATTGGTATCATACACACAATTTGCCAGATGGACGACCTGCTGGCTGGAAAACTTCCGGAAGTATCTTTACAAATAATAATGCATTGCTGTATAATAAACAATGGATAAATTTATTTTTTCACGAACCTGCTTATATCATGCACACTCTTAATAATATTAAATTAGTGCAGGGATTATTAGAATCTACAGGTGCAATTTGGTATATGACCAGTATAACTGATATTAGACACTTAGCAATTGATTTAACAAACGAAAGCTATACACCATCCGCAAACAACCTATTTGATTTACATCCAGAATTTATATGTTATAATAGTATATGGGAAGATTACAACTCACACTGGCTAACTCCATTTTATGATTTTGCCAACAACTACTCAGATGATAATTGGTACTTTAAAGATGACAAAGATAATTTATGGAAAGAGACACATTTGTCTACACGACAGTATAAAAAATGGATTTTAAAAGAATTAGGTAATTGTTTGTCAATACCACATAACTTGATACAAGAATTAGATAAATTAGATACAACAGTTGAAACTATAAAAGATTTGTCCAACACTATGTTCGAGTTCACTGATAAATTAAGGTTGTCAGAGTGTTTCAAAGAGATTAATTGGCCCAGTAAAATAAAAGGATTATGAATGACTCAAAAAAAAGATTTATGGATTGCAGGTATTGCTCGTGGACATAATGCTAGTGTATGTTTATTAAAAAACGGTAAGGTTGTTTTTAGTATTGAAGAAGAAAGGCTAAGCCGTCAAAAGTACGACGGCGGCCCGTATGCTGCAATGATCAAGATTAAAGAATACACTGACCAATTAGATTTTCTAGTCATTGCACACACACAACCATTAAGTGAAACTGCGGGGAAAGTTGACTTTACCGGAGACGATGTATATACTGGACTAGCACGTAAATTAGGGTTAATTAGTAGGAAAGAGAATCTACGCCAACACCCACAAGTTGTTGATTTAAGCCACATTCATCATAAACTTCATGCTGCCTGCGCATTTTATAGATCAGGATTTGATCGTGCTGCTGCCTTAATTGTTGACGGCGCCGGCACATTTATTCCATTGTCAATTCGAGAAGAACAACAAATTGGATGGGAAACAGAAAGTATTTACGACTGTGCATATCCTGTAACATTTACAACCAAATATAAACATATAGGATTACGTGGTCCTGATCCTGGCACTATAATGTATGATTTTCCTAGCACTATGTATAGTGAGCCCGAAGGGTTAACACACGAGGCAGTTATTACAGACCGCGCAGGTATTGTTAAAGTCTATGAAGCAGTAACAGAATACTGCGGCTGGCCAAGTATTGAAGCTGGCAAAACTATGGGGCTATTTCCATATGGCACTGCTAATACTAACATTCCTGACCTATTTGATAACACTTCGATTACTCCGTTGTCTAATAGAAACTTAATAGTTCCTACATATCCAAACGGTGCTAAAGTTAATTACGGACTATTTACTGAACTAAACAATCATGATAACGAAGATATTACGCTATTACAAAACCGAAGAGACTTAGCATACAGTGTACAAACTCAAACACAGGCCCAAGTTGTTAGATTAATTCGAAAGGCTGCAGAAATTACTGGGCACAAGAAAGTTGTTATCAGTGGCGGATATGGTTTAAATTGCGTTGCTAATTATCATTACCTACAAGAACTTAAAGACGAAGGTATTGAGATTTATGTAGAACCCATTAGTAATGATGCTGGTACTGCAATCGGCGCAGCTCTATTGATCTACAAAGACCTCGAACCTGACAGTAACATTGACTACTCTAAGGACGGATTGTACTTAGGGTTTGAATACAATTATACTGTTGACGATCTCAACACAGAAGCACAAAAATTTGGGGCAGAGGTGTTAGATGCAACGGATGAAGATGTAGTAGATTTACTAACAAATAAAAATATTGTTTGCATATATCAGGGACGTAGTGAAAACGGCCCCCGAGCGTTGGGCAATCGTAGTATACTGTTTAACCCAACATACCAAGACGGTAAAGACTTTGTAAACGAAGTCAAACATCGAGAATATTTCCGACCATTTGCGGGATCTATCTTACAAGACTATGTGCATGATTGGTTTGATTTACGTGGTATGGAAGATAGTCCGCATATGATGTATGCTGTAAATTGTCAACCAGGTATTGAAGAAAAAATTCCTGCAATTATTCACGTTGACGGGACTTGTCGTATACAAACAGTCACCGAAGAACAAAATACGCATTATTATAATTTAATTAAAGCCTTTTATAATCGTACAGGTGTGCCAATTTTGTTTAACACTAGTTTTAACTTAGGTGGCGATCCTCTAGTAGAAACCTTAGAAGATGCTATAGAAACGTTAAGTAAAAGTGAGATCGAATACTTATATCTACCCGAACTAGGTAAATTAGTTAAAGTTAAGAACTAGTTTTTTTAATAACCATTATGTAGTAATCTGCAACATAATGGTTATTTCCTGGCCTGCGATGTGCATAGTATCGTTCTTCGTCCCACATCATTACATCTGCTAATATTCTAGAATGAGGTAACATTCTATACTTGTCAATTGCGCAGGCTGCTCTAACATTGGCAGTAATGTTTCTCTTCGATACAATCTTAAGACCGTGTTCTTCAAATGCGGTAGTTACTTCTTCCATTCGAATTTCATCAAAAGTGTCTGCATATAAAAACACACCATCTTGTTTTAGAGTTTTACTAACGCCATTTAGAAAATCATCATATAAAAAGTAATAATTTGCAGATTCTACATTTGTTATAATATCAAATTTTTCAGCCGTAAATGGCAAGTCCATTGCGCTACCTTGCACAAACTCTATACCACTATGAGTGTTTTTACAAAACTCAATTTGATTAGGATTTAAATCTAACCCCACTAATGTGTTAGTTTTGTAGTAGTCACGGAACACACTTAATCCTCCTCCCCTGCCGCATCCTATATCTAATATAGATCCTAAATCATTACTAAGAGATATGCCTGATTGTTTAAGTAATTCAATGTACAAGTAAGCCTGATGTTTCCAAATATGATGTAGTGAATTGAGTTCTGGATAACTGTCTAAAATTACAGGGTATCCATTTTTATCCAACGACATATATCCGTCATTCATAAAAATAAACCAATCTAAACCTATGGTTTGATTATGAATTTCGTTATATTTTTGAATTATTTGTTGGTGAAATAATTCTTTATCCATGTTTATTTGCGCCAATGCTATATCAGAATGCATATTATACAAAGTGAAAATTTAACACGCATCGAGGTCCGATTGTGGGTTGTGTACTACTATGATAATGTCGACCGTTAAAAAATACTAATCTACCTTTTTTTGGACTAACTGACCGTGCAACAGTTAGTGTAGTAGAGTCAACTTCTGATATTGATTGAGTGTCGAGTAACGGAACGTTAGTTTCCCTATAGATAAGAGTATTTCCATCAGAATCATTTACATAGTACAATCCAACTAGGTGAGGAAATGATTTATCGATATGCGGCTTATCGATTTTATTTTCTTTGTCAGCAGGAACAGGCATGGATAAAAATCCGCGGAGCAAATCAACTTGACTAATGTCAATATTTGCCTTTTCAGCTGCGCAATATAGAATTGGTGTTAAAAAATGATAAGGTGTTCCTCTTCCGGTATTAGGGTCAAACATCATACTACCAAAACCTGGCCTACGACTAGGTTTATTATCAGGATGTAATTTATCTAACGCCCGTAAATAAGTATCACTAAGGGTTATGTCTGATTGAAAGCACCAAGGGTGATCATTTACCAGTAGAAAATTTTCTATCTCGTCCTGATATTTAACGGGAATACAATTATCAATGATCAGTATGTCGTGCATTTATAAACCTAAAAGTTGAGGACCACCGCGGCAAAGCGTGAGGCGATGGTGGCCGCACAATGTGTGGAATATTTCCAGTACCGTATATTATTCTTCCCGGAATAAATTGTGAAACATATATTTGTTTTTCCCCGGTGTCGTCAAAAAACACAGTCTCACCGCCCCATGTTACATTCCAAGTTGGGTTTATATAATAAACCATAAACTCAGTATCCGCATTAGGACCATCAGTATGCACTTTAAATTTTGAAAGCGCATTTACATAATTTAAATTTGGTTGATGAACTTGACGAGATTTTGCCCTTGCTTTTAAATCATCAGGTAAAAACTCTACCAACCCCATCCAGAAATTTAATAAATTTTGATCTTCTTTTAGATAACACGCCCATTGCAATGAATCATAATTTTCAGGTAATGGTGACGAGTTTAAAGTATACTTATACGGACACATGATTGCAGTAGTGTAGTATATTGCTCGCTGTGTATAGGGTACTGCACCGTCTATAATCCATAGTTTACCATTGTCAAACTCTAATTTTTCTACCTTCATTTCAACATCCTTAGTCATAGTAAATTATTCTTTATTTCTTTTAGTATACGACTACGTATTTTAGACGCTTTAAAAATATCATACAATTTAAATAAATTCTTTTCTCGTCTGTAGTTTTTTAATCTAACACAGCTCATTGATAGCTTATAAAGTTCTTCTGAAAGATAAAACTTTTTAAGAATAATAGGTTCGTCTGTTAAAAAATTAACATATATCAATGGATCATCTTGTACCGTTTTAAATTGCGTGTGCCCTTCCCACATTTGAAAAGCAAATTCAAAAGGCCTAAACCAAGATGAAATATCAAAGGTACCCGGTACATAAAATCCGCAATCAGATACTAGCGAGTTATGCAAATATGCAGGAGTTGTATGAATATAGGTTGATTCTTCGGCAAACATAATCCAGTTTGCATTATATCGAATAGTGATAGCATTCTGCATTGATTCTTGCTTTGGAACAACAGTATTGCGATCGTAATGCTGATCGGGATTTAAATTATTAAGTATTCGATTACCTGCAAACGTAACATTTGCATCAGTGGGACTAGTAAACATATAAGTATTTTTAATGCTGTTAACAAATGCTGGACAATTAAAAAAATTGTCAATTTTATTTTGAGGATTTTTAGCAGATTTTAAATTGTCTAATACTTTAACCGGTTCTTGATAGGATAAAAACTGTTTAGAATATTCAGTAGGCTCAGTAAATGGCGCCCAATATACAGTTATAGCCATATTATTTTTTATCCGGTTGTTTAAAATATCTTCCTATAAACATTTGAGGCATTTTTTGATTTATCTGCTGCCATTCATCAAATGATACTTGTTTAACTTCAAAATTAACTTTTCTCTCAGTGATAGGAAACATTGATATTAATGGAGTGCCATGTTTTAAGTGTACGACATACGGTTCTGATTTTATAGGGAACGATAAGTGAATATTTGTAGAATGCTGGAACGAATAGTCAATAATTCCCGGTGGAATTACAATATCTTGATCTCTAAAAAATGAAGTACTATAATGCGATTCTATAAATGTAAATTTAATTTCTTGATCTGACACAAAGTACCAGGGCGAGTTTAATTTTAATGCTATTCTATTGTTATATGCTTCGCCGTATTGAGTTTTACGATGTTCAACTACTTGAACTTGCCAATCAGGCCTTGAATAATGTGTCCATGAACCATCTGGGAATATCTTAATGTCAATATCTGCCCACATCTTTAATTGAATCGGGAGATGCAGGAAATCTTTAATAGCAGGACATACTGCCGCGGTTGGATTTTTTACAATGATAGTTGACCTTTCATCACGCTCGAGGAAGAAAGTTTTTAATTTTTTAAGCCAATCAGGCTTCTCAGTTGACTGATATTCTGGTTTTGCACTGTTAAAATAACTTGGATTAAACGTATAAGCAGTTACATTAATCGATTTTTTAGAAAACATAAATTCCCCTGATTCTTCACGGGTATTTAGTTGGTAAAATTTTGTCAAAGGAGATTTATGATATCAAATACTGTTTGTAATTTGATGTGGATTGTTTTATTTCTTAAACTGAGATCTAATCCTTTGTGTACCGGCTTTGGCAAATTATCTAAATCAAACCATCCCCATGCAATATGTTCATCACTTAGTACCGGTATAAATTCAGATTCTACAACACAAAAGTATGTATGAAAGTTAAACATACTATCGTTGCTGACAAATCGTTCAAGTGGAATAGTCTTTTTAATATCGGGCATTGCACCCAATTCTTCTTCAATTTCTCTTTGTAAGCCCTGCCATGCTGACTCATTAGAGTGATTAGTACCGCCCACTAATCCCCAACGACCTGCATGTTTGCCCTCAGCTTTTTGCAATAATAAAAATCGTTTTGTTGATCGAGCACAAATTAATGCCCCTGAGCAATCGATTATGTCTGAGTTAGAAGTTATAATTCTAACCTCCAATCGCCACGTCTATAATCACCGTCAAAACTCTTCACCCAGTTAACTCCATTCCACTTGTATTGTACTAATGTATAGATATTTGTCTGATAAATCAAGTTTTCTGAGTTTTCATCCGCTGAGAATATTACCCACCATTTGCTGCCATCCCATTCAATGATGTCATTGGCTTCTGCAATAAAGTCAGTACTGTCAGTGTTTTTCCAAGCATCGGGACCGTCTTCATTCAAGTTTAACACATAAGTAACTGTACTTCCTACAGGTGCAAAGGCTGCAAGAATAATAACATAATTGCCATCTCGTTCTATCGGAGTTCCTTGTCCAACTTCAGTACCATTAACAAACACGTGACAATCGTTTACTTTGTCAAACTCAACTGCTGTACTAATCCTTTGTATTTTTAATCCAGTAACAAACGTGTCACGAACTCCGCCACCAATATTGTCAATAATTAAGTATCTAGTACCAAGTACTAAATTACTTGGCCCAGTAGTTGTAGGATCAATCACAGCGTCAAAACTTCCCCACGATTCTGACAATCTAGCGGGCCCTGCAATCATATTGTTTGTTGGATGAGTATCGGTATCCCAATTAACAACCATTTCAGATTCATCTAACGGATTTAAACTTAGATAGCCCACAACTTCGCTACCGTCTGGCTGTAACAAATAAATTTTAGCTAACCCAGCAGTATACGAGCCCGGATTTTGTTGTAATATTACTTGCCAGTTTAACCAAACTCCGGGTTGCGTACTACTTACTAGTTTAATTTTACCTTCGGATACAACAATATCAAAATTGCCAAGTGTTGCTTTTGCACTTGCCATAGAATTTCCGGGATATGATTGCCCCGCATCTACATACACCCCTAACCCGTCAACATATGAGTCGCTCATAGACGAACTGTCAAATGCGCTTGAAATAATATTAGTAACAACACCTAATTTCTTAACCTTGGCAGGCGGTGTAATCCATATAGGAGTAGTTAGTGTAAGAGTAGCAATATCAATTTGTGTAGCAGTGCCCATTGGAACCGTACGACTAGTAAATGTTACATCACCGAGATCTACAACAGTTAATGATGTCCAGTCTACAAAGTTGTCAGTTGTTTGTATTTCTAAACTTGGATTAAACAATACTAAAATCTGTTCTAGTATTTGTAATTTTTGTTCTGTACTAGTTGACCATATATCTGCTTTAACTGACAACTTAAATGGAGTTGGCATCAACCGTTCAACCGTATAATTTTGTCCTTGAGTACTAGTATAGTTTCCATCGTCATCGATGTCTCGTTCACGAAAATGCATTTTACTAACCAACGTAGCATCACCTAATCGAGTATTATCCAAATCAAGATCAGTAATATATATTGCAATTCGAGGAGCACTTTGAAGTGTATTTTCTGAATTTTGATTCACAACAGTTGCTGCTTGGCGATCTTGATCTCCGTACATAACCGGCACACGTACTAGCGTACCGTCTCCGTATCGAACTACAAAGTTACTTAGGAGTCTAACTATTTGTAATAAGTATCGGCGTATTTGGCCGTCATAAAAATATTGCGAGATATTGCGACGGCGTTAAACCGAAGCCTCCTGTTTATTGTAGATATGCATTATAAGTCTGCCTTAGGTTTAAGTGCCTTGCTTAATGCTTGACGTTGTGCAACAGTCTCACCGGCAATATTATCAGTTTCTGTATTATTAATAAATCCAGTTCTAAAAGTTTGTCGAGTATCAGTATTAGTCATTGACATACGAATATCATCTTCACGCTTGACCCAACGTTTACTATCGTATCTAAACAATCTGTTGGGCAAGAAATCTGTTCGTAGAAAGAAATCACCTTCAATGGCGCCTGCTGGAAAACCTATCCCATGCCCAAAATCAACACCGTTAAGTGGTATACCATCCCCTAGTAAGTATCCACTATATCCTGTTCTATTTGGTCTAGCACCAATTCTACTTGCATCCATGTGCATACTAGAAGCATCTGGTGGCGTTGTAGCATCATCTACAGTAATAAGTGCTGGATTACCAAACTCGTCAGCAGTTAATGAGTAAAACTGTTGAGTTTCATATCCACTCTTAGGAGCATTGGCTTCGGCTTGGGCAAGGATAGCATCATTAATTTCAAGACTTTTTGCCTGTGTACTTAAGATACTCTGTATCGTGGCTCCGGAGTATACGCTAAAATAACCAGCATTAGGCGGTGCTATGCCTGTAGTAGCTGCGGTAACTTGATACAGGGTGCCCTGATAGCGAATAATTTCTCCAACGGCATATGTTACAGTTGGGCTGTAATCTCCTGTAAAGTTTGCATCTTTATCTGTGGGAGTTTTAAGAATGTCTGAATATTGTTGTTGATCAGCAATCTTACCTAATTTTAATCTGTATAAATGTGGATACCATGTACGGCTAAATCCTTCAGCAGCACGACCAACTTCACTGATAACAAAGAATCTTGGCAGTGCTTGGTCAGCATCATTAAGTGCAAACTCATCTCGCAAGTGCGGTAACTCCACTACATCGCCAGCTAATGGTTTACGGCCAACTAGCTTGATAAAATCATTAATGTGTACAGTCATAAAAACTGTATCGTTATCGATAAACAGACCAAACTGACTTAGGTTAAAGTCAATGTCAGATACATTATAAACACCACGTACTGTGTATACTGAACTGTCATATTTTCTATCACGATTTTCAAGGAATAGCAAATCTTGTATGTTGGTTTCTTTTACAGCATCGTACATAGGTATATCTGCAGTACTTTCGCCTGTTAGAGGATTCTTGGGTCCTAGGTATTTGTGTAGATATAAGTCGGTGCCGCCCACCTGAAACATCTCAGATATGCTGCGATCGTGAAATTTGTAATCGTTGCCTTTCTCGGGCGAATAGAGGGATAAACGTGGCATAGTACAATATTTAGCGATAAATAACATGGGAGATACAAATGTCAGACAATCCACAACAAGTTAAACAACAAGTTTTTGATTATTGTCGCGCCATGTTGGGCGACGGTATGATTGACGTTGAGCTTGACCCTATACATTATGAAACAGCATTGGATCGTGCTCTAACTAGATTCCGTCAACGCAGCCCAAATGCTGTGGAAGAAAGCTACAGTTTTTTAACCCTTGAAAAGGACAAAAATGATTACATTTTGCCTAAAGAAATTATTAACGTGCAGTCTGTTTTTAGAAGAACATTGGGATCAAGAACTGGCGGCGGAACTGGAACAAACTTTGAGCCTTTCAATCTTGCGTATACTAACACGTACCTTTTAAACAGTACAATGATGGGCGGCATTGCTACGTATTTTATGTTTGCAAGCTATCAAGAAATGATAGGTAAAATGTTTGGGGCATATATCGAGTTCCAGTGGATTCCGTCAAGTCGTACTATTAGAATACTACAGCGTCCGTTTAGTGAAGGTGAAGTAATTGGAATGCGTACTCAGAATTTTAGGCCAGATTATCTTATCATAGAAGATATATATGCTAAACAATGGATACGTGATTATACGCTAGCCAACTGTAAAATGATGTTAGGTGAAGCACGCTCTAAGTTTGCATCAATTGCAGGACCACAGGGCGGCGGAGCATTAAACGGCAATGATTTAAAGTCGGCAGGCAAAGAAGAACTAGCTGCCTTAGATAAAGAATTAGAAACATTAGTTAGTGGCGGCACTGGCTATACATTTGTCATTGGTTAACTATGAAAGTACATGAAATTATATCTGAATCTGCTGCATGGCGCCGCAAAGAAGGCAAGAGTAAAGCTGGCGGACTTAATGCCAAGGGTGTAGCTAGTTATCGTAGAGAAAACCCAGGTAGTAAATTGCAGACAGCGGTTACTACTAAACCTAGTAAATTAAAAGCAGGCAGCAAGGATGCTAAACGTCGTAAATCATTCTGTGCAAGAATGGGTGGAGTTGATGGTCCGATGAAAAAGCCCAATGGTGATCCTACTCGCAAAGCACTGGCCCTTAAAA